TAACAATTTAATCAAATTAGGGTAAACACCTATACAATTTTTGTTTAGTTGGCTTAACAATAGTTTCATTCCCCAGCACAACGCATAGGGTCTTCAAGGAAACAAAATGAAATTACGTTACATAGTGGAATTTAATAAAACCAATATGCAAAATGATTGGTCGAGAATGGAATTTAGTTCAATTACAAAAGCCCTTGGTTTTATTTCTTCAATAGTAAAACAAGGTGGCCATTGCCAAATTTTTCAAGTCTAAATCAAATGGGGCGCAAGCCCCTCTTTAAGGAACTCAAATGAATCACATTGCAACACTTCCCGCCCTAGACGCACGAATCATGATTGACCAAGGTCTTGAACACCTTGAAATTGATCATGATGATTTGACCGTGCCATTGGATTGCTATTTTTGCCCAATTACAGGCAATTTGTGGCACGCCTACCTTGGCACAACAGAACTCTACAACGTACTGTCAGCCACCGTTATTGCATCCCTTGAACGTGAATTTGCACCTTTGTGCGTTTAAGGAGTAGCTATGTTTGAAATTGAAAAATACAAAAAACCGACAGATTGGGCGCAAGTTGCCTTATATGTTGTTTCCGTTGTTGCCATTATTGTGGTGATTCTTGACGTTTTCTTTTGGAGAGCCTAATGCAAAAAATAGCAACTGCCTTGGTCAAAGCACAAAAAGCCTTTGGGCCGGCACTCAAATCCTCAACCAACCCACACTTCAAATCACGTTATGCCGACTTGTCTGCTTGCGTGGAAGCAGTCATAGATGCGTTAAACAACAACGGCATTGCCTTGATTCAAAAATGCTACGACTGTCCAAACGGCGTAATGATCGAAACCATGTTTGTGCATGAATCAGGCGAAATGTTGGAATGCGGTATCTTGCACGTTCCGGCCAGTAAACAAGACCCACAAGGCTACGGTTCGGCATTGACTTACGCTAGGCGCTACAGCCTGATGGCAGCGTGTGGCATAGCCCCAGAAGATGATGATGGCAACAGCGCCAGCCGCCGCACTGAGATTAAGTCAACGGTCAACGAAAACCAAATAGCTGACCTGATGGCGGCAATGGACGAAACCACCACACTGGATGAACTCCAGAAAACCTACAAAGCCGCTTATGCTGCCGCCAATGGTGATCCAGCTTGGCAAAAGCAAGTGATGGCTAAGAAAGATGCCAAAAAAGCATTGTTGGGGGCGAAATGAACAACCCATTAGCATTTCCGTATTTTGGCCATACAGGATGGAGTCAAAGTGAGGGCATGACATTGCGTGATTACTTTGCGGCAAAGGCTATGCAACCAGTTGTTGATGATTTTTTGACTAGTGGTTGGTCATTTGCTAATGAAGATTTATCGGAATTTATTGCACAACATTGTTATGAAATTGCAGACGCAATGCTGAAAGTGAGGGAAGCATAATGGAACAACGCACAGAAGAATGGTTTGCAGCTCGATGCGGCAAAGTCACCGCCAGCCGCGTGGCAGACATTATTGCCAAGACCAAAACAGGCTACAGCACAAGCCGTGAGAATTATTTAGCGCAACTGGTCTGTGAACGCATGACCGGCAAACCCGCTGAATCTTATTCAAACAGCGCCATGCAGTGGGGTACAGATCAAGAACCCTTTGCCAGAGCCGCTTACGAAGCCGCCAAGGACGTTTTGGTGGACGAGGTAGGGTTTATTACCCATCCGACCATTGCGATGGCTGGTGCGTCTCCTGACGGTTACGTCAATGAATTCGGTTTGGTCGAAATCAAGGCGCCCCAAACAGCCACACATATCCAAACTTTGCTAGATGGAATTGTGCCGACTAAATACATAACGCAAATGCAATGGCAAATGGCTTGCACTCAGCGCCAATGGTGCGACTTTGTAAGTTTTGATCCACGCATGGACGAGGGCTTGCAATTATTCATCAAGCGGGTGGAATATGACCCAATCTATGTCGCGCAGCTTGAAAAAGAGGTAATCAATTTCCTGATGGACGTTGAAGACAAAATCCAAAAACTTAACAAACTGAAAGCCTAACATGAAGAAAATCAAAAACCTAGTTGTCATCACTGGCACTTACACCAACAGGGACGGTCAGGAAAAGAAACGCTACCAAACCATCGGCAGCTTATTTGAAGACGGTGAAAACCTAAAGATTAAGCTGGACACAATCCCTTTGGTTGACGGTGGCTGGACAGGTTGGGCAAATTGCTACGAATTGGAAGATCGTGCTCAAAAGCCACGCAAATCAGGCTTTGATGATTTACCTGACGATTTACCGTTTTAATCATGAGCTTACTAACAAAAATCTGGTTTCCTGACCTTAAATTTCCAAGGGTCAGAACTACAGACCCAATAACTTCATTTGAAGCGGCTGACCAAGCTAAAGACTTGGCAAGCAAACACCATAAAGCCATCGTAGAAGCTCTTAAAGTTGGCGCTATGGGCAAGGATGGGATAGCTGCGGCAACAGGGCTTGATGGTAATCAGGTGGCTAGGCGGTTGCCTGAATTGAAAAGAATTGGCGAAATTGAACTGACCGGCAACACCACAAAGTCAAAGTCAGGTCGGGCTGAACGTGAATGGCGTATCAAACCTAAACAAATGGAGTTGCTATGAGCACATTTAATCGAAAGCGGCAGATCATGGAACATGAACCAAGCGCACAAGATGAAATCATAGAGATGGCTAGACAGGCTGGCGACACACTAAACAAAGAATGGTTGCAACGCTTCGCCAAACTGGTAGCCGCCAAAGCAATTGCAGAGTTGGAAAGCCAAGAGCTAAAACAAGTAACTGTCAAAGACTTTGTACACATTGTTGAGGGCAAAGAAGACTTGATTGGTCGCCCCGTTTATTTTGCTCAATGGCCTAATGGCAATGCCCGCCCACCACAGCGCACATGGGTAGAACTGACGGAGGAAGATTTAAAACTACTATCTGCTGAATGGCGCATTGTTTATGGCGCATGGATGGACGACTTTGCCAAAGAAATTGAAGCCAAACTCAAGGAAAAGAACACATGATTGAAACAATAATCTTGTTGTTTTTGGGCGCATTTATTGGAATTGGCGGGTTGATAGCAATTTTGTTTTTTTTGGATTTTTACCAAAAGTGATGTTGACAAACGCAAATTTCATATAAAATGGCATTTCCATTAACCTTGCAAGGAACAGAAAATGGGCTACGAAGCTAAGAAAATCCCCAGCGCCATCAGTTCAGACATGACTGGCGAAAAGAAAGTTGGCGTGTCAAAAGTTGACCGTGAATACGGTGGTGCTAAGTCAATGACAGGCGCAACCCCACCCAAAGGTGCAACAACCAGCGACACAAGCGGTGAACGCAAGCGTCCTATTGAGGGCGGTGTTGGCATGGGTAAGATGGATGGTATTGGTTTGCGTGAAGCCAGCCACATGGGTATGCACGATGGACGCAAAGGCGAAATGAAAGGCGGTTCTAGCGAAGCAACTTGCTACGAGCACAAGCGTTACGCACACGCCCAAGATTCAATGTAAAGCGTGGCAACTAGGGGTCAAAGCCCTAGCGCCACTAAGCAAAACAACTAAAAAGGAGTTGAAATGCCTGATGGAAATTGTAAGTCCTGCCGCTACTTTCTGAATACAGAAATGATGGGGCAATGTCGTAGGTTTCCGACCTACCAGAATAGACACGCCAATGAATATTGTGGTGAATTTGCCACAAAAGAGATTTCTACTGAATTACCAATTCAAATGGTAGAAAAACGCAAATACACCAGAAAGGTCAAAGATGTTACGACCGCTGCGTGATCGAGTTGTTGTCAAGCCCAAAGTGCGTCAATTGAGCGACATCATTTGGGTGAACAATAAGGAAGCATTTAACGAGGGAACGATTGTTGCCATTGGTCCATTGGTTGACCAGGCGGCGGTTGGTGACTTCATTAAATACGGCAATGGTGATTACTTGAACTGGCCAACCCAGCGGATTGACGGTCAGGACTATCAAATCATTCAAGAAGCAGACATTTGTGCTATTGTTGAGGAATCATGAAAGAAATTATCCAAATGCGAATTCAAGACTTGATGGCAAAGGGCCGCGAGTTGGAACAACAGTTGCACCAGATCAATGGTGCGTTGCAACAATGCCAGTGGACGCTGGCCGAACTGGAGAAAGACGATGCCGCTGAAAAAATCAACCAGCCCCAAAGCGTTTAAAGAGAACATCAAGACGGAAGTCAAAGCCGGTAAGCCTGTAAAGCAGGCCGTGGCAATTGCTTACAGCGAAAAGCGTGAAGCTGAAAAAGCTAAGGCTAAGAAGAAATGACCGAAGTTACCGAAAAGCGTCCAGTTGGCAGACCAAGCAAATACGACCCTGCATACATTGACAGGGTAATAGAACTTGGGCGCATCGGTAAATCAATCGAGCAAATCTGCTATCAACTTAACACGCCTGTAAGAACTTTGTATGAATGGCGTGATCGTCATCCAGAATTTTCGCAAGCCTTGGAGGATGCTAAGCATTATGAGCAGGCTTGGTGGGAAGAACAGGCACAAGCGTACATGGTTGAGAATAAAGACAGTGACAAATTGAACCCGACATTGTGGTCAAGATCAATGGCTGCAAGGTTTCCAAAGAAGTATCGTGAAAGCACAAAGCAGGAGATTACAGGCGCAGAGGGCGCACCGCTGTTGCAAGGCATCCAAGTGACATTTGTGAAGCCTAGCGAATAGCGTCAACACGCATGGGGATTGACTCTGGGGGTTCTCGGAGTAGCGCAACAGTCCCCAGCCGTGTTGGTGTAACAACGCAACTGGATGCCCGGATACCTGATCAGACGGCGCTGCAAGTCTGTAGGTTGCAAGGCTGGGTCACCAACAACCTATAAGGAAATTGATTTGTTAGTTGAAAGACGGTCTAATTTGCTTGGCGCGACAACGGTTGAGGAAGATACGCCAATTAAAATAAATTCTCAATCTAACCAATCAGTATCAAACGCCCAATTCCCTGTAAAGCTGGCGTGTTTATTTGACCCGCCAAAAATGCGCTTTCGAGTGCTGTTTGGTGGACGCGGTGGGTCGAAATCTTGGGGGGTCGCCCGAGCTTTATTAATCAAAGCCGCTAAAGAACCGCTAAGAATCCTTTGTGCGCGGGAATACATGACTTCCATGCGGGATTCTGTCCATAAGCTACTGTGTGACCAGATCATTGACCTGAATCTGCAATCGTTCTATGAAATCACACAAGCCAGCATCCGCGGCAAAAACGGCAGTGAATTTAGCTTTGTTGGTCTAAAGAACAATGTAGCTAATGTAAAAAGTTATGAGGGTATAGATATTTGCTGGGTTGAGGAAGCATCCTCAGTAACCAGGTTATCGTGGAACATATTAATCCCTACTATCCGCAAACCAGACAGCGAGATATGGATCACATTCAATCCTGAGCTTGAAACTGACGAAACCTACCAGCGGTTTGTGGTTCACAAGCCAGACAATGCGGTGGTGACTAAGGTCAATTGGAACGACAACCCTTGGTTTCCTG